TTATCTCCGGTAAATAGTCAGCCAATAGACTTTGTACGTTGGGTGCCGATAGAACAAGTACAGGCAAATGATTATAATCCTAATAGTGTTGCAAGAGTAGAAATGAAACTACTATATACAAGTATAAAACATGACGGCTATACACAACCTGTAGTTACTATTTATGATGAGGAGAAAGATAAATATATAATAGTAGACGGCTTTCATAGATACTTTACTTGTAAAACTAATAAGGATATAAGTGCAAGAAACAAAGGTTATTTACCTATTGTAGTTATAGATAAGGATATAAACGACAGAATGGCTAGTACTGTTAGACACAATAGAGCAAGAGGTAAGCATAGTGTAAAAGGTATGGCTAACATGGTATTTAGTATGTTACAAAATGGTTGGAAAGATAGCGATATATGTAATGAGTTGGGTATGGAAGCAGAAGAATTGATTAGACTAAAACACCTTACAGGATATAGTAAATTATATAAAGATAAGAAGTATAATCCTGCATGGACTACTCCAGACCAAATAAAGCTTAAGAAACAATATAAAGAGCATGGTGGTACAGACGAAGAATTTAAGAAATGGGTAAAAGAAAATAAGTAATGGGTAATAAAGAGAACAAAAGTGAACACATAAAAAAGGCACTACTTGAAGCATTAGAGAAATCATTAGGTGTTGTTACTACTGCTTGTAGATCTGTAGGAATAGGCAGAACTACGTTTTATAAATACTATAATAATGATATAGAGTTTAAAAAGGCAGTAGATGATGTAAGCAATATTGCACTAGATTTTGCAGAAAGTCAATTACATCAGTTAATGCAAGACGGTAATCCTAGTTCTGTAATATTCTATTTAAAAACAAAAGGCAAAAATAGAGGTTATTATGAGAAGTCACATTTAGATTTAACCACAAACAACGAGCCTATAACAATAGAACTAAATTTAGGCAATGAGGATAAAACCGAATCTAACGAATAAACAGAAACAAGCATTTAAATATCTATTTGATAATGTAACAAGCGAGGTATTATTTGGTGGTGCAGCAGGTGGGGGTAAGAGTTGGATAGGTTGTGCATGGATAATTATTATGTGCATTAAATACCCTGGCATTAGATGTTTGATAGGTAGAAGTAAATTATCTAATCTAAAAATAACTACACTAAATACTTTCTTTGAGGTATGTCAGCAATTCGGATTAAGAGTAAATGAGCATTTTACTTACAACGCAAGTAGTATTATAGTAAAGTTTTATAATGGTAGCGAGGTATTGCTAAAAGATTTGTTCTATTACCCCTCAGACCCTAACTATGATAGTCTAGGTTCATTAGAATTAACTTGTGCTTTTGTAGATGAGTGCAACCAAATAAAAGAAAAGGCAAAGCAAGTATTGTCGTCTAGGCTGAGGTATAAGCTTGACGATTATAATATCTACCCTAAAATATTATTGACATGTAACCCTGCAAAGAATTGGGTGTATACAGAGTTTTATAGACCTGCAAAGACAAACAAACTACCTGTATTTAGGAAGTTTATACAAAGTTTAGTTACAGACAATCCATTTGTATCTAAACACTATGAGCAACAATTACAGAAACTAGACGAGATAAGTAAGCAAAGATTATTACACGGAAACTGGGAGTATGACGATAGCGATAACAAAATGATTGACTATGATATGCTAATTGATGCTTTTGAGGACAAAAAAACAGATGAGGACAAAATGTATATATCAGCAGATATTGCTCGTTTTGGGAACGATAAAACAGTTATCATAGTGTGGAGGGGGTTAAAGGCAATAAAGTACGTTAAAATGGACGTAAACACCGTTACGGAAGCTTCTAACAAGATAAAAGAATTACAATTTGAGTATCAAGTACCTTTATATCATATTATAGTAGATGAGGACGGAGTAGGTGGTGGAGTAAAAGACATACTACATTGCAAAGGTTTCCTAAATAATGGTAAAGCATTACGCAAAGAAAACTATCTAAATTTAAAAACACAATGTTATTACAAACTTGCAGAAGCTATAAATAAAGGTAAGGTTATATTACACACAAAAGACATGCAAACTAAAAATAATATTATACAAGAATTAGAATTGCTTAGACGTACAAGAGTAGATAGAGATACAAAGCTATCTATGATTAGTAAAGAAGAAATGAAAGAAATACTTGGTAGATCTCCGGATTATGCAGATGCAGTCATGATGCGTATGTTTTTTGAGATAGGTAGTCCAGGACAATATTATATAAGTTAAAGGGAAGACTTACGTAGATTACTGCTTCCCTTAATAACAAGACAAAGGCAAAGTTAAAACAAATAAACTAAAACACAAAATAATACATATATAAATATGAAAGTAACTGTAAATAAGAAAGGTAAAAAAAAGATCTATAACTTAATTACAAGTTGGGACGATGTTACATTAGAAAAGTGGCAGAAGATTGTAGGTGCTGAGGGTGGTAGAGTTAAAGAGGATATTGAAATGATTAAGGCATTGTCAGATATACCGGACAAAATATTAAGAGAATTAGATTTACAAGATATAGTAGAAATACTAAAATTACTTACAGATTTACAGAGGATAGAAACAACAAAGAGTGTAAGAAAGACTTATGATATAAAAGGTGTAAAGTACGGCTTTCACCCTAACTTAGAAAAGCTTACATTAGGAGAATGGATAGATATAGATAGTCTTATAGTAAAAGGTATATCAGAAAATATGCATTACATTATGGCTATATTATTTAGACCTATAATAGAGAAGAAAGGTAAAACATATACGATAGAAGCATATACGGATAGTAACATGGAAGAGAGAGCAGATATATTTAAAAAAGAAATGAATGCATTACAAGTAAGAAGTGCACTGGTTTTTTTTTGGACTTTAGGCAGAGAACTAAAAATAGTTTTAGAGCGTTATTCGGTACACAAGTTAACACAGGAGATGAAGAAACGAACTATGACCCAAAAACAGCATTCCAACAAAAGTATGGTTGGTACAGTGTAGTGTATATGTTATGTGCTGGAGATTTTACAAAAATAGATGAAGTAACAAGTAAGCCGTTTAAACAGGCATTAGTTTGGCTAACTTATGAAAAAGATTTAAGAGAAATAGAAAATAATAAACTAACATAAATGAGTACAAATTTATTACCAGGAGAAAGTCAATATTATAAAACATATAATAATGTTATAGATATGTTAAAATGTATGGGTAGAAATCATAGATTAATTAACACAACTACAGACGGAGATATTTATGAAATAGATTTAGAGAAAAATACTATATTTCCATTATTGCATATAAACCCTGTTAGCGTACAAACAGGCAAAGGACAATTGTTATATAATTTCCAATTATTTGTTTGTGATTTAGTAGAGCCACATTTAAGTAATGAACAAGATGTAATGAATGATACGCTAGCTACAATGTTAGATATTATTGCTTTTTTAAAACACAGAGAAAATCTAAACGAAAAGTTTCATGTGGAACAGGACGCAAGTTTTACATGTGAACCGTTTAGAGAAAGATTTGACAATGCAGTATTTGGTTGGGTTATGGATCTACAGATAAAAACACAATGGAATTATAGCGACTGTTTATCAATTATAGGCACAAGAGATAGCATGGTTAGAGAATCAACGACAAATTGCATGAAATGATAAAATTTAAAATATGGAAAATACATATACAACTTATACCACCTAAAATTACAATAAAACTATGAAATACGAAGAACACCTAGATTTAATGAGAAGAAAGTTTGAGAGCTATAATGATTACCCAAAAGCAGCACAAAACAATGCAAAGAGGGCAATAAAATGGAAAGAGGAGAACGGAACAAAGTGTGGTACAAGAGTAGGCTGGACAAGAGCCGGACAATTAGCAAGAAGAGAAAATATAAGTAGAGACACAATATCTCGTATGGCTTCGTTTAAGCGACACCAACAACATAAAGATGTCCCATATTCAGAAGGGTGTGGGGGTTTAATGTGGGACGCTTGGGGAGGTTCTAGCGGTATAAATTGGGCAATAAGTAAATTAAAACAAATAGATAATAAATAAATAAAATATGGCAGATTTAGTAGTAACATTAACAGAAAGTGTATTAATAAACGGCACACAAAGGGGCAGTAATAATACATTAACAATAACAGATATAGAGCATACTTTT